CATCACTATCTTCATAAGTGACAGTGATACCAGTTTCGGTATTACTAGAAACCATACCTCCAACAATGTCTTGTATTTCTTCTGTAGTTTTACCACTTGATCCATAACTAAATGAACCATCACCATCAGATAACACTGCCTGACCTGCAGTACCATTACCTGATATGTTTAGTTGTGCTGCTCCTACAACATTGTCATCAATAGTAGCACTAAGTGTTACATTACCTGATCCATCAAATGCAACAGCACTAGCTGTTATATCACCTGATATTGAGAAGTTTCTGCTGTTTGCAAGTGCAGTAGCTGTATCAGAATTACCTGTAACATCACCTGTCAAATCACCAACAAACGCTGTTGATGTGATTGAAGTAGCACCTGTCACAACACCAGCATCAATGATAATAGTTCCATCTAAAACAATTTGCTGACCTGTAAGAGGAGTTATATTGAGGTCTGTTCCTGCAGTACTAGATATTGTATTACCATTGATGTTGATATTATCAACTTGTAATGCTGTTAAAGTTCCGAGTGATGTGATATTTGATTGAGCAGCACCTGTAACTGTTGCTGCTGTGCCTGAAACATTACCAGTAACATTTCCTACAAATGCTGTTGATGTGATTGAAGTAGCACCAGTTATAACCCCTGCATCTATAACTATTGCACCATCTAATACTATTTGTTGTCCTGATAGTGGTGTAATGTTTAAATCAGTTCCTGCTGTAGATGAGATAGTGTTGCCATTTATATTTATGTTATCTACTTGTAGGGCAGTTAATGTGCCAAGACTGGTTATGTTTGATTGTGCTGCTGTTTGTATTGTGCCTGTTAAGTTACCAACTACATTGCCCTCAAAAGCTGCAACCAATGTACCTACTGCATATCCTGTACCTGATGTGTTAACAGTTGTAGTGGGTTCAGCTTGTAGATCTTTAAATAATT